AATGCTGGTCTTTGCCATCTAACTTTAAAAGAGTTTTGAACCCCAGCTGGAATGGATATATCATTGTCTGCGATCTTCTGAGAAAGCCAACGTCTGTAGAGTTTATTAAGAACCTTAATTAAGTCTGTTTGATAACTTTCAACCGTTTGCTGATATTGTAAAACTACGCCTTGCGATGCGGAGAAAGAACTGCCTCCGATTTCCATTAATAAAAACTCTGTTGGAATCCCAACTGCGCTACCTGCTTTTCTAAGCAAATAATTAACCCATTGGATTCCATCAACATTAGGACGTCCGCCGCCCCCAATGACTGAAATATCTTCACCTGGTTCTAAGTAATGGAATGCACCAGGCTCGAAACGCTCTAGTGTTCCTATATCATCTTGCTCTGCCGATTCCAATCTGTTTTGTAATTCGTATTCATAGCTGTTTTCCCTCTTAATTGCAACGCTAAGGGATGCAGACACCTTCGCAGCTATCATCTCAATCTTATCATATTCGTTGCAATCTTGGAGCGTGTTTAGGATGGGTGCAAGCTCACTAACGCCTCTGTACTGAACTGGCCTTATTCTTTTAAAGAAAGGAATAAAGTTGTTTGCGCTTATTATTTTAAAATCTTTTAAATTGCCATTGACTCGATTACCGATGCTGTAAGCAACTGGTCTACCGTTATCATCTACCTCAACGCCGTTTTGATATTGGTCTGATTCGGACCCAGTTGAATAACCTTGCGGATTACCAATTCTAGATCCATCGATAAGTTGAACCTTTCCGTCTAGAACGACCAAACCACAGTCACCGTAAAAAAGCAAGCAGTCGATCATTTGCTGCTGCATTTCCCGCATATCCATTTGGTCTGTTATCTCTGGGTTTAAACTAAACTCGTTCCATTTGTCTTCGATCTCTGAATTTAAATTATCGTCACCTGTGTTTGGTTGTGGCATAAGGCCCTTACCAACGATGTCTGTTTTTCTTAATCTAGACATCGATGCAACCACAGGGTTGTTTCTCCTGAATTCCAAGCATGCGCTTATTAAGCGATCTCTGTCGAAAGAGTTTAGTTCTACCTCTTCGCTTCTGATTGCATCGTTCCCTCTATTTGCTCTATACCTGGTGTTCTTCGCAGCATCGTATCCACGGAAAGCTTTCCAGAACATTTTAGAAGCAAAACCTAGTCTTGATTGTTTTTTAGCCATAAAAATTCTTTAAGGTAATTCTATTGCGACCTTTGGCACCCAGGGTGTTATCTTTTAAAGCTATAAGTTTGTCCAATCTTTGGACTTGGTCTAACAAGCTATCAGTGTCTTTTAGTGTAAACGTTTGTTCTCCTATTGTATAGGAAGTGACTCCTTCTGCAGCTAAGGCTTCAAGTGCAGTTATAAATTTATCTCGCAAAGAAACGAGTTGCGCTGTCGTTGTTGTATTGGCCATTTTAAAATAGCAAAATATGTCAATAAAAAAAGCGCCACCGGTACCTCAACTCCGATGGCGCTTTTTCTTATGCTATTATGATTGCTCCTGTAGACAATGGTTACCTCATGAAAAATTTATTTTTGTAGCCTTTCTATTTTTTGGATTAGCTTATGACAAGTTGTTCTCCAGGACTCTATTTCCTTGGATAGATATTTATTCTGGTCTGAAAGCTTTTTGTTTTCGTTTTGCAAGTTATCAATTTTCTTTCGAACTTGTTCTAAAGATTTTTGGATAACTGAGTTTTTAATGATTGGCTCGTATGGCTGTAATTTTGGTTTACTCATTGTTTTTCTAAATGCTCTCTGAATGATCGGTTTTGAACTATACCCCCGTAGTACTCTTCTGAGTGCTCCAAGGAATCTGTTCGCTCTTTTATTTCTTTTAAGAAAACGTGGAAGCATTTTTGGATTCGAAGAACCCGTTCGTTTTGTCCACGTGTAACAGGATGCTCTTTCGCAAAGTCAGCAGCTGCGTTTATATCCTCCTCTAATACGGGAGCGATAAGATTAATGTATTCGGATAGTTTCATAGTAGTAAGTATTTTTTTAGGTTAATAAAAGCCCCGCCGAAGCGGGGCTGGTTAAATTATCTTTCTGAATTAAGTCTGACTGTTTCTTGGAAGATTTCGTATAACTCTGATGAGTAAGATTCTAGATTTGTGAAGTCCCAATTTAAGGTGGATTCGTTTGCGTATCCTAAGCCTTCTTCAACCTTGTAAGATGTTAGTGTTTTAGCTTTTGGATCTTTGTAGACTGTAACTAAACCTTTTTGAGTTAAGCTGCCAATGATACCTGGTATGGAATAAATATTGTCCCAAGCTGATTCTAAATCGAGGTCTTCGCCGCAAATATTAGATTTTGTAGCGAACTCCCAATACCATTGACTGCCTTTTGTAGCTTCTTCGAGTGATCCGTAGTTTCCATCGGGATTAGAAGCGATCATTTTAATGATGTCAGCGATAAGAGTTTTTTCTTTAGATGTTAGTGATAGTTTTTTCATGATAGTAAGTAATTTTTTAAGGTTAATTTTGTTATAATTATTATTTAATTATGTGACCATTATACCATAGTTTTTGCGTTTGAGAACCCCCCTAAGTGAAAAAAGTTGATTTTTTTTTCATTTTTCCATTTTCGCACGCTGCGTGCGAGTTGGCATACCTAATCCCAGAAACTGGATGCTGGTTGTCGAGATCTTGGTGCAGATCTTTTCTTAGGTGTTTCCTCTTTTGGTGGGATAGCAGCTAAATCAATTCTTCCCAATCCTAAATACTTGGATAATGCTCTTGCTAAACACTCGCAATCAAAGTAGTGGTCTTCCTTGTTTTTCTTTTGCTTCTTAACAGTCTTTATCCTACCGTGCTTGTCTGTTTCTTTCGACCAGTATATAGAAAACAGTTGGTCATAGTATTCCTTTGGTGTGTTTTCGAAAGTATGAAATCCAGGCATCTGACGTCCTCTGAGTTGTGCAATCTCAGATTCCCAAACTGTTTTATCTACGTGCAGGTAAAGAAATTTCCCACGACCAGCACGACCTTTTTGATCCCCAGTGTACGGATCCTTCTGTTGAAGTCGATAAGGCTCTGATAGATTTTTCCATGCACGAGAACCAAACCAACTACTTCGCCTTCGGAACACTTGGTCGTAGATTTCTTGTGTGCGATCACCAGCACAGTCAATAATAGCTTTGGTGCATGCAAACTTCTGAAACACATTATCTAATTCGTTAAACGATGGAACCATACCGAAGTCTATTAGATAACTAGTTCCATCTCTATCGAAGCCGCGAACAATATATCTGAAGTGATCTGTTTGCGTGTCAACGCCTAGTATTCTATATTCCCCTTTTAATTCACCCCTCTGATAATCTTGCTCTAATTGGTTCGATTCATTTTGCTCTTGGTTAGCAAAATCATCTCTCCAAGGTTCAGCTAAGTTTCCCTGAATAAATTTCTTAAGGCCATGTATACTGTCTTTAGCTTGTAGCCAAGCAACCATTAAACCTCCGAAGCTCATTGCTGGTGCATACAGCGACGATAAGTGGTAACTCCTATGACCAGGCGCTGCTTTATCGTTTTTAGGAATCCATTCACCTTCTTTTATCATAGACAGCTTGTGAGCGTCGTAGATCTTTCCATCACAATGGTTACACCTATAAAATGCTGTAGCGCTTACTTTAGATAAGTCAAACTTCCCGTCTTCTTGTTCTGCCGAAGGATCAAACCCAATGCTATAACGAAGTTCGTCCTTATATTTTTGTCTCCAAGTAAACTCGATGCTTTCTTCGCAATGCGGACAAGGCATGAAATAATGCCTTTGGTCTCCAAATAAGTATTCTTCCCAAATTCCACCCCATTCTTCTTTGGGTGTGCTTGTTTGAATAATCTTATATTCTTTACGACCTTTAATACGTTCTAAAGCTGCTAAACGAATGTCTGTTTCGATTTCATCGATCTCATCTAACACCAGGTAAGCAACCGGTGCGGACTTAACATTGTTTTCACTACCTGCGCCAGCAAAGGTTAAAGTACAACCTAAAAACTCTTGACGCATGTTTGTTATCTTATCAGAGTCGATCTTACCACTTGCTGCACTAAGCGGACATTGCTCTTTAAGTGGTTTGCAATCTTCCATGAATGGCAGCCACCTACCTTTTGAAAAATTCCTTGCGTTTTCTGCCGACGGCATAATCCACAACGTATCTTTAGGAAACTCTGAAAGCAAGTAAGCCACGCCTGTGTACATGGTTGTAGTTTTAGAAGATTGTGAACCCCAGCAAAGTGTAACCTTGTTCACATGCGGATCGATTAAACTGTTTAAAGGTTCTCTTGCATACGGGAAGATTCTTAAAGCACCAGGTAACTCTGTAATGTTGTCACGCAGCACGCAATTATCGAATGCCCAGTCTATTGGGTCTTTTAAAAGCCTAGGCCTTAGTAAGTTCCTTAAATCATTTAACAGTAAATCCAAAACGTTTCCCTAGTTGTCGTGTAAAATCTTTTAGTTGCTTTTCTGACTTCCTTTCCATTTGTCTTCTTTGACCAAAAATAGCATCTTTGAAAGCACTAATACCACCAGCGTACTTATTTAAAGCAGTGGTAGATCTTGAATGGATTCTAATGTGTTTATCGTTCTTAGTCGAAACCCTTTTAGCGCTAAGTACTTTTTTATGCTGCGATGAAATCTTTGCTTTCACTGCTGGACCCAGTCTTTTCATCTCGATAGGGAGATTGACCATTTTCATCATATATAAGAAACTGCCTTGACCTGCTGCAATGGTTGTTTTCTTATATTTCCTCAACTCCATCGAATACTTTCTTGCAGCTGCTAAAGTTTTATTTATTCTTGGTTGTAGCTTCCTACCGAAATCTCTGACCCCAGGGTTTTTCTTACCGATTGCACTCAGAGAGAAACTGCCTCTTATTTTAATCCACCTACCCGCAGGCATATCGTTACCCCTCCAAATCATAGCACCGTTCTTAGCAGCTTTAACCATGTCCCCGTTTGGACTTCGGACCCCTTTGTGCTTAACCATATCCTCTACGTCTTTTGCTATCTTCTTTACACTAGACTTATTAGTGTTTCGTGCTGCTTGCAGAATCGTAGCAGCAGCTATTGCATCTGCTATCTGTTGTTGCTGCTTTGGTGCTTTGCGCTGCAAATCAACAATCATGCGATCAAAGTTCTTAGAATCTATTTCGATCTCTTTTCCTGCCATGATTTTATAAGCTTTTCTATTTCTGCAAAAACACGCTCATCGAGTGTGTTCCTTATGGCTAACTCAGCTACGGAAGGATTCACTGGATTTGCTATGCTAGCAACTTGTCTTGGGAATGCATCTAAAAGCTTTCTAAGGGGCGTCAGTGTTTTTATCAGCACCTCTGATGCTTCTTTCTCCGGAATTAAGTTTTCTTTCTTTTGCTTAAGTTCTAACTCCCTTAGTTCAGCATTAGCATTCTCTCTTCGCTCTTGTGCAGCGATCAGCTTTGCCTTAAGGTCCATTATATCCTTAGCGGTATAAGTCTTGCCATCTACCGAAACACGACCTGAACCTTTCCCATCTAACTCCCTGTTAGCCAACCAGGTATTCCAAGCTTTGACGTCCTTGCTTTCAGCTGGACAAGTTGGTTCGGTTGACCTCCATTTGGATAGCGTCTGGGGTGTTACTTTAAGCTGCTCTGCTAGTTCTTTCCAAGTTGACATCGTTCTTAATTATTATTCTGTAAACTTTTGTCGCAGTATTTCGTGAAAATGCAAAGCCTCCGTTCGGAACT